GTTTGGCCCGGTATTTGCTTCGTGCGTCGCGATTAATAAACACTGTATAACGGCCATAAAACGCCAATGTTCACCTATTTGTACACCACGCCTAGAATCGCCCAGAATGGCCCAGATTGGACGTTCGCGGTTCAACGTCTAATCATACCGGCGGGATCCGATGGCCGTACGCGGCGGCCTAGGCCCCTTTACGGGTCTATTCTCAATAAGGCCCCTTATTGAGAAAGGGTGGAAATTCCCCCACTAACCCGGCATTAGGGGGCCGATTCCGGCAATCCCCCCTGGTGGGGGTGCGTTTCAGAAGAATCCCGGAATTGCAATAGCAACTATCGGGGGGTATGGTCATTTTGCGGAAGTACGCAAAAGTTGCTTTCTGTAGGGGGGTAGGCTATCCCCCCACCCTACCCTAGGGGGGTACGCCGTAGGGGCGTGCCCTATAGGGGGGTAGGCTATCCCCCCACCCTGCTGTGGAGGGGGTGTACATATGTGCACTAGCTCCGGTGGGGGGTAGGCTATCCCCACCTCCTACTGTAGGGTGGTGTACATACGTTCACTAGCTCCAATGGGGGGTGGTGGTGCCCCCCACCCTGCTGTGGGGTGGTGTACATCCGTTCATCTGTACATTTGTACAGTGTACATTTGTCCAGTGTACATCTGTACAGTGTACATCTGTACAGTGTACATCCGTTCATCTGTACATTTGTTCACATGAACATCTGTACAGTGTACATCCGTTCATCTGTACATCTGTACAGTGTACATATGTTCACTAGCTCCAACGGGGGGTTAGGGGGACCCCAACCCCCCGGCAGGGGGGTGGGGGGTTCAACCCCCCCGGGAGGGGGGAGCGACCGTGCGGTAGGTATATCATTTTTCCGTGAAATTGGGCTTATCGGCCCTGAGAGGCGATTTAACGCACGCAGGGCCGTACCCGACTGTTGACACCTATTCAGAATCCAATCGCGTTAGGGGCTACGCTAGGCCCCTCAAAACGCAAATGATGACAGTCATGCTCGTTACAAACCAAAATGCGTGAACTTTTGCTTCAGTCAGTCTCATTTTCTTCCCTAACTACTCCAAAGTGCCTGTGAGATCTAGTTTTGACCATGTCCTCGATGGACAGGGACACCATTTCGACGGTTCCGTTTGACGCGATGCTGACAGCTTCCGAAACGTGTTCGGTCAGAGTGTCAGTCGCGATGGAGCAAGCGTAGAGATAATTCTCTCCACGGATGAACTCCGATATTGCCCTGGTCGCTTCCAGCGACAGTGATGAGATCCAGTCGTCTGGGCCGAGAACGGACCTCAACAGCAGAGGTTCGAGGATCTCAACCCAGACTGAGCATCTGATAGTCACTTCCTGGTTGTCGGCAGTGGTCAGCGTTTGCTTTCCCAGCGGCAGGATGATCGGCGTCGTATCGTAATACTCAACCGAAGTCCACGCCGGTACATGAAACACCGGGCGGTCCGTGTAGTACACACGCGGCTTTGTGAACAGGCCGTCAGTGTCCACGACCGCCTTCTCTACGGCCAGAGGACGTCGAGAGACGGTCGGTATCAGCAGGACCAGCGACTCCACCAGCGAATCAAGTGCCGCAAACATTTCTCACCTCTATGTCGGATCCCTTTTGCTCGACCTCCCAGGTCTTCTCTTCGGACTCGACATGCCACTCTGTGGCAGAAATCTCCATCCAGAACGTGATTTTCTCCCCGTGGAGGACTTCCATGAGCCTGAGAGCTTCGGGTAGTGGTCTTTTAAACGCCATATCGCTTTCTTTCCCTTTCAATTAGTGCCTCGATCTTCTCCAACTTCGTCCATCCCTCGCCAGGGCTGGGGGCCGGTAGGTCCTCATCGTTCTTCCCCTCAAGGTGGAATATGTACTTCAGGTCCCTCTTGAGGTCCTCCCAGTCCACATTGAACCCGAATCCACGGATCTCCATGAACTCGATGATGTACTCGATGTGGGTCATGGACCCAGCGTTCCTCGTCAGCCTGTCGTACCGCTCCTGAATCTGGTTCCTCATGAACTCGCCATCGGAGCCTCCCTCGCCAGAGAGAATCCTGCTGATGTACTGTGGCGAGGTCTGAAAGAACTCGGCGATGTCCTTCTGCTTCCAGCCCTCGTTTTTCATCCCGACGATCTTCTGCCGGTCTATCTTTCGTTTTTTGCCTCTGTCTCTCACTTTCTGACTCCTTGCCCGCTTCAGTGGCGTCGATGACTTCATTGTACCAGATCGGGTACACCCTGTCAAGAAGTTATACTTAAGTTGTAAGAAGTTACACTAGACAGACCCCTATATATACCTAGATACAGTGTTACTCTAGTGTAAGTTATAGAAGAAGTTATACTATAGTTATACTAAATAGATATATATATAGATAAATAAACTTACCCCCTGGGTTCGTGCTTGACATCCGAACTCATACGCTGTACAATGAAAGGACCTGGCACACTCAAAAGGAGACAAAAATGAATTTGCCAAAGGAAATGAAGCAGGTCCCGCAGTGGCATCTCTGGCGTATGGAAGATGGCCGAAAGATCCCTTACCAGATCGACGGAGTCCAGAAAGCCAAGTCGAATGACCCTGCCACATGGTCATTTTACGAGGATGCTGTCCAGGCCGCAAGCGATATGGCCGACGATGGCTTCAATCTGGCCTTTACCCTTGGGGTATCTGGGCAATTTGTAGGGATTGACGCTGACGATGCTTTCGACGGTGATTTCCTCAAACCGTGGGCATATAAGCTCTGGAATGCGGTTAGAGAGCGTTCATACGCCGAAGTATCACCGAGTGGCACAGGTTTCAAGTGCATTCTGGTCGGTCAGAAGCCCGATGGGATGCGGTGCGTTTACAAACAAGACGGTGGACAGATCGAGGTTTACGACAATGCGAGATTCTGGGCAATTACAGGCGAAGAGATCGAGCCTTTTACAGGAATTGATGGAAGCATCGGTCGCTTTGCTGACTGCGACTTCGGCGGAATCTTCGATTCCCAGCCGGTTCCCGCCCCATCCAGCAGCAAGATTGTCCCAATCGAGCCATATCGGGACGACTGGTTCCGTGAGCAGACGTTCCTTGAGGCGACGGGTGTGCCGACGTCAGATCGCAACAACAGCACGTTTAGAGTGGCTGGGCACATCGCATCGTTCGGCAGAGGGGTCGAGGAGACAATCGAGTTCCTCCGCCCCTGGTTTGAACGAATGCCTCAGCAACCAACTCCGTTTAGTTACGAAGAATTTGAACGAACAGTACGTTCGGCATTCGTCAATGGTACGCCGAGAGGTGATAAAGGTCAATCGACTTCGACCTATGGTCAAGAAATCGTCGTGCTTGACGGACTTGAGGTCTTTGAGGAGCAAGAGGAAGTGGAAGAAGCTACCCCTGTCGTACAGAAGAAGCCAAGCGACCCTAGCTGGCAGATCCCAGAATGTGTCTTTCGTGATGGTGGCTTCATCGAGAAGTGGATCGACTGGTGCAGTTCGTCAATGCGTAGGCACCAACCCGAGCTTGCACTTGCTGGTGCCCTCCATACGCTAAGTCTTGCACTGTCAAGGACTTACATGGATGACTCGTCCTATGAAACCATGCCCAACTTGTACACAGTTGCGGTTGGACGCAGCGGTTGCGGCAAGGACACTCCACGCAAAAAAGTGATTGAGTTCCTGAAGCTCGCCGGTCATTCGGACCTCAACGGTCCTGCCGTACTCGACTCGTCAGCAGGGCTTGCTGCACGCCTGGTGAACCACCCGTCCACCGGCCTGCTGCTTGACGAGATCGGGGAGGTTTTCGCAATGCTTGGCGACTCAAGGACCCCTCAGCACTTCAAGAAGCTGGCAACGATGCTGAAGCAGATGTTCAGCGACTCTGGGAAGATTGGCGTACAGCCGAGAATGCTGGCGTCTGACGACAACAAGCAGAATGACCCGGTTGACTACCCTCATCTTCACATCATGGGGACTGCCACGCCGGAGAAAATGCTTCGAGGCGTCACCGACGACCAGATCGAGGACGGCCTCATGGGTCGATTCATGCTGTTTTTCGCCTGCGATACGCCGCAAAAGAAGTCTGTGACCAAGTCCCAGGCACCTCACGGGCTTATCGAGCACTTCAAGCGTTACCGGGGCGATATTACCGAGACTTCCATCACTGACGACCTCCTGAGCGATGTTGGCGGGAGTCCGATCACGCACATCAAGCAAATCAGGAGAACGCCAGAGGCGGAGAGTCGCCTTGAGCAGCATTACGACGATATTTACGACAAAAACGACTCTGACTACCTCAAGGGGAACCAGAATACGCGGGTGAATGTCTGGAACAGGGTGGCTGAGAAGACGGCGAAGCTGGCACTGCTTTTCGCTGCTTCCCGGTGCCCTGACCCACGGACATGCGAGATAACCATCGAGGACGCAAACCGTGCTATCCTCCTCAGCAACATGCTTGCAAACCGGGTTGTTGCGGCCTACAACGAGCGTTGTGCGTCGGAATACGAGGAACAGCTAGACTTTGTCTACTCGCAGATCCCAAGCTCGTGGATCACCGAGGCTGCTCTGCACCATGCCGCAAGAAGGGTCAATCCTGTCCTCAGAGAGCGTATCATCAACGACCTCTTGAGGTCTGGAAGGATCTCGAAGGCGGTCAAGGGGAGCAAGTTCATGTACAGTAACCTGACGGATAGGGACCTGTAGAGGTAAGGTAAACCAATGTTCACCGATCTATGCTATACTGGTAGCAGGGCGAGTGGTTACGCCCTGGTTGGTGACTCCTGATTGGAATAGAGAGAATGGCTCGTGGGCGACCAAGGCAGCATCCTACCCTCAGAGAGGCTGAAGGTGCGTACCGAAAGGACCCGCAGCTTAGACCTACTCATTTAATTGAAGTGGCCGAGGGGACCCCTGAGCCTACTCTCCTAATCAGCGGTTGTGAATTGTCGAAGAAGATCTGGGACGAGACGGTTGCCACGCTGACCGAGATCGACCTGATAAACAAGACTGACCGCTTTCTTCTTGAGGCGTTCTGCCTCAACCTGCGAGAGCTGTACTCGTTGACGTCCATCATCCAGGTGAATGGACACTACCAGCAGGACGAGAACGGCAGGAAAACAGACCCGGTGGTGGTCTCGTACCACAAGGTGATGGCAACGCACATCAAGCTCCTGAACGAGCTTGGGCTTACTCCGCAGGCGAGGCTGAGGATGATCGGCCCATCGGAGAAGAAGGACGATACCGGCGTTGCGGACCTCATGAAAAGGTTGTCGGGTGGATCGTGACATCGAAACATACAAGCCACTCGACGAGATCCGTGATTACGTCAACGACATTGTCAGCGGAAGAGTTGCTTCATGTGCGTCTATACGGGGAGCGTGCGAAAGGCACCTCCGAGACCTCGAACGGCAGCACGATGACGAGTTTGAGTATTACTTCGACGAGCAGTACGCAGAAGCCGTGTGTCTATTCTACCCAATGGTTGCTAGACACTCTATCGGAAAGAACGTCGGACAGCGGTTCTACCTTGCCCCCTGGCAAGCGTTCGCACTCGGCAGCTTGTTCGGATGGAAGAAGAAAAGCGACGACACCAGAAGATTTACCAAAAGTTACATTTCGGTGGCTCGTAAAAACGGTAAGTCAACATTTGCCGCCGCCCTATGCCTATTTATGGCTGGCTACGACTACAACCCGATCACTGGCACCTTTGAGTCGGTTGCACAGGTCGTTATCGCGGCTAGTAAGAAGGAGCAAGCCGAAAGGGTGACGATGGCGGAGGCCGTGCGTATGCGTGCACAGTCCCCGATGATTACCCAGGCATCAGAATACAAGAACAGACAGATAAACTTCACCGCCAACAGCGGGACGATAGTTGCAGTCGGATCTGACCGTGCGTTCGACGGACTCAACCCGTCAATGGTGGTAATCGACGAGCTTCACGCATTTAGGAGTATTGGCAACCAGGCAGAGTTTTACGATACGATGAAGACAGGTTCAGGGGCGAGATCCCAGCCATTGTTCATCATCACCACGACCGCCGGATCGACCACTTCGGCATTGTGGATCAGCGAATGGAAATACGCTACAGGAGTTGCAAGGGGAGATTACGAGGACGATACATACTTTTCTCTGAGCTACGAGCTTGACGAAGATGACGACCCCCTGGACGAAAGCAAGTGGATCAAGGCCAATCCGTGCCTTGGTGTTACGCTTGAGTACGAGTTTCTGAGGGACCAGGCAAGACAGGCGGCAACAGACTATGTGGCACTCAACAGATTCACGAGGTATCACGGGAACAGACTTGTCTCCTCTCTTGAGGGGGCGTTTAGCATTACTCAATGGGGAGAGTCAAGTGGCGAACTGTCAGACTGGCGAGAAGCCGACTGCATCGGAGCGGGTGTTGACTTGGGAGGTCGAAATGACCTGGCGGCTTTTGGTTTTGTTGCTAGGTTTAAAACTGGCGAAAAGCGGGAAGAGTCGGATTCACCTATATATCGGTACGAAGGTTTTACGAGGGCTTTCATTGCTAGTGACACGCCCCGTGACTTGCGGGTGCAACCGTTTAGCAATTTCATTGAAGACGGAATACTTAGGGTCACGAGGCATCCGATTACTGAACTAGAGGCGGAGCTGGTAAAGTTCGCCAAGGAGAACGGTTGCGAGGAGGTGGCGTTTGACCCCTACCAAGCACAGAGGTCGGCGGAGAACCTGGAAAACCAGGGGCTTGTTGTTGCAGCGATGCCGCAAACGACCGCACACTTTAACGCCCCAATCGAGGAGCTTCGGCTATGCCTCGCTGACGGGCGATTCACGCACAACGGGTGCCCGCTTCTGAAGTGGGCCATCGGAAACGCAGTTGTTGATATAGACAAGCAAAATAGGATGATGCTCTCTAAGAGAGATTCGGCAGAAAAAATTGACCCAGCGGTAGCACTCCTTATGGCGTTCTCAAGGGCTATGTTTGGCTACGGACGGGCAGACTCATTTTTGGTGACAATTTAATGTTCAAAAGCACTATCGGCCAGATGTTCAACTTCACCTCTGGCCTAAAGAATCCGGCATCCTGGCTAACCCAGTATTTCGGCTCAACGAAGTCCTCGTCGGGCATCGTAATCACCCCGCAGGTTGCTCTCGGCATCCCAGAGGTGTATAACGCTGTCGCCAAGATCAGCGGGCACATCTCTGGAATGGAGATGGACTGCTGGATCAAGGACAAGGACGGCGGCACGGACGTCAAGGATATGTCGGACCCAGGTGCAAGGGTGTGGAACAATCCTAACCCCGTGAACACCTCTCAGAGCCTCGTAGAAAAGCTCATGGTCGATGCCCTGCTCCTGGGCAACGGAAGGTTCTACATCGAGCGTAACGGCAAGGGAGAGGTCGTCAACCTATGGCCAATCCAGGCCGAGGACGCCCAGACCGTCATGGTCAGCGGTGAGCGATGGCACTGCATCACCATCAATACCGGCACAGAAGTCGGGGACATGAAGACAGATGCAGAGTCCCCATCGGGCACCATGTACAAGCTGCGTGACGAGGACGTTTTCTACGTCATGGGACTCACCAGGAACGGCTGGTGGGGAGAGAACCTCCTGTACCTGGCCAAGGACGTCCTTGGACTGTCCGTTGCTGCTGCTGAGTCAGCAGGAACCCTCTGTGCCAACTCTGGCAGGCCCGGCCTAGTTCTTGAGGCTCCCCAGGGCCACCTGACTGACCCCAAGGACGCCAAGGAGTTCCTCAAGAGCTTTCAGGATGCGTACACCGGGCTTGACAATGTCGGCAAGACGGCACTTATCAGAAACGGCATGAGCGTACACTCGATGTCCTGGCAGAGCATGGATTCGTCATACATCGACAACAGGCAGTTCCAGCGGGAGTGTGCGGCCCTCTTGTTCCTGCTTGAGTCTGTGATCGGGGACCAGACCGGGAACGTCTACAAGAGCATCACAGAGCGTCAGAGCGTGTATCTGACGAACTGCTTGCAGCGGTGGACAACCAAGATCGAGCAAGAGGCGAACAAGAAGCTCCTGTCGGGCAGAAAGCTGACGATGGGCAATCGCCGGTACAAGCTGGACATTAGGAGCCTGTTCGAGAACGACCGAGACGGCCTGGCACTGTACACCAGCAGCCTGCGACAGCAGGGTATCATTACAACCAACGAGGCTAGAAAGATCCACGGGATGAAGCCTCTTGAGAACACTGAGGACGGCACCAACTACGACGAGGATGCCCACCTCATGCTTACTGGCGGATCCGGCGGATCCGAGGAAGACAATACACAGGAAGAGGATCCAACTGACGAAAAGTCGGCAGACACAACTAAGGATGTTGCTGGCGACCCACAACCAAAGGAAAAGGACAAAGAATGATCGAGCTTAAAGGAATTGTCGGGGCCGACGTAATGGCCGAGGACTTCAAGAACGAACTCAGCCAGTTTGCTGGCGAGGACGTAACAATCAATATGTCCTCAGAAGGCGGAAGCGTCTCAGAGGGCCTTGAGATCTACAATGCTCTCATGGCACACGAGGGCAAGGTTACGGTCCATGTGGACGTTCTTGCCGCCAGCATTGCCAGCGTTATTATGGCTGCTGCTGACACCGTCATCGTGAACTCCAATGCTAAGGTGATGATTCACCGTGCCTGGACGGTCGCGATGGGCAATAGCAAGGACTTTCGGTCTACCGCAAATCTCCTAGAGATGCTAGACCAGGACATTGCAGAGGTCTACGCTGAAAGGACTGGCACACCCGCAGACGAGTGGCTGGCCATGATGGATAAAGAAACCTGGATGACAGCAGCCCAGGCAAAGGAATCCGGCCTAGCAGATGAGGTCTACGAGGTCAAGCGTGACCGCGAATCCCGCAAAAAGCAGGGAAACACGAAGAAAAGGGCAGAGATCAGCTACGCAAAGGTAGAGGCAAGAGCCTCCGCACTGCGTGTTCAGGCTCATGTCAAGAGAGAAGGTTAAAAACTTTTTCGGAAATTAGTGTAGAATATAGTTACACCCCTACCGTAGGGGTGACAAACCGCAAACCCCCCAATCAGGGAATACTATGAAACTTGCAGAAGTTAAGGCAAGAATGTTGGAGATCGCTGATGAAATTCAAGCGATTGCCGACGTTGCCAAGGCTGATGACGTTGAAGTTTCGTCTGAGGACCAGGCACAAATCCTGGCTCTTGAGACGGAGTTTGACGGACTCAAAGAGAAGGAAGCGAAGCTCGAAAAGGTCGAGAACGCTATGGCTAAAATGGCAGAAGCTCGTGCCAAGAGCGAAAACCCTCAACCCGGTGTTCAACCCATGTCGAAAGACGAAGGAAAGCTGGTCCTGCCCGCAGTGGCTCGACAGCAGAAGTCAAAGGTCTTCGCAAGCAACGAAGACGCATACCTCAGCGGAATGTACCTGTGTGCATTGGCCGGTGACAGCAGTGCCCGCGAATTTGTCGCGAGTGCAGGATTCGGCGACGTTCGCAACGACCAGTCGGTTGGAACGAACGACAAGGGTGGATTCACCGTTCCTACCCCACTGTCGTCTCAGCTCATCAACTTGATCGAAGACTACGGCGTTGCTCGTCGTGCATGTCGTCGCATCGTGATGGACGCTCTTACTTGGACCGTTCCTAAAGTTGCCGGTCACACGACCGTCTACTACCCTGCCGAAGCTGACGCACTTACTGCAAGTGACATGACCTTCGAGCAAGTGACTCTGACGGCCATCAAGGCTGCTCAGTTGGTCCTCATGTCCACGGAAATCACCGAGGACTCGATCATCTCGATGGTTGACACCGTCGTGAGCGACATGGCCTGGGGCTACGCCAAGGCTGAGGACGAAAACTGCTTCAATGGCGGAAACGGCATTGGCGGTATCGGTCCTGACGCTAATGTTGGCGACACCAATGTTGCTAACGTCGGAGCACTCGCCCTTACGGATCTGACTTCCGTAACTGGTGCCCTTGACAACCTTCGTGGCCTTCGCCGCGAGTGGTACATGAACGCAACCACCTACCACAAGACGATCCAAGATCTCTTGCACGCTGCTGGTGGCCTGACTCCTCGCCACGTTGAGGAAGGTGGACGACCAACTCTGCTTGGTTACCCAATCAACTTCGTTGAAGCAATCCCTGCTGCTCCTACGAGCGGACAGCTTGTTGCCGTCTTCGGTGACATGAGCCAGGCTTGCTACTTCGGCGACCGCCGAAGCGTGAACTTCAAGGTTCTCAACGAACTGTACGCCGCCAACGACCAAGTCGGCGTCATGTCCACGGTTCGCTACGACATCGTCGTTGCCAACCCAGAGGCAATCCAGAAGATCACCGTAACTTGATCTATGGTTGTTAAATTCAAAAGACCTTTCCGGCGATTCAGAGCCGGAGAGGTCTTCGACACAGAGGGTTCTGCACTCCCAGAGGGTGTGGTGCTTACTCTTATCTCTTTCGGCGTTGCAGAAGAAGTAAAGAAAGATGACCCGATCAAGTTGGACAGTCCGAAGGACGTCAAACCCAAGCGAGCTACCCGTAAGCGTAGCGGAGCTAAAGGATCATCTAAACCTAGCTCAGACTGATATTAGCCAGGACTCAAAGCTTGAGATCCTGATTGGTGCAGCAACAGAGCGGGTCGAGAAGGACACTGGTGGCCGTCAGATCATTACGGCCACCTACGTCTACAACGCTTGCGAGTTCGGAGACAGCGTACTGCTCCCTATCCGACCTATCTCGTCAGTTACATCCGTTGCATACCTTGATGCTGACGGAATTTCACAAGCCCTTGATCCGGCTGACTGGGTGTTCGATGCTTCACGCAGAGAGGTTCGGCCAGCCGTAGGCAAGGATTTCCCAACGGTCTACGACGACCCCTCAGCCGTTACAGTGGAGTTCTCTGCTGGCTACGGCACGGATAGCGACTGTATCCCGAGGCTACTCAAGGCCGCGATAATGCTTTGTGCAGCTAACTGGTTCTACGACCCTGCACAGGAGGCATCTGCACTGCACAGTCAGGAGTCTCCGTACAACAACATCATCAGGCTGCTAATGTCCACAGAGGTTCCTGATGCGTAAGCGTACAGGCAAACGCATACACCGTGCAAACTTCACTAGGTTTGACGGCACAGTTGACTCTACCGGCCAGGAGATGCGTCATGTTCCAGAGAACTGGGACACCATCGTGTTAGGCTGGCCGTGCGAGTTTGTCACCACCGTAGGCGGAGAGATCCTCCGTGGACGCATGGTGACGGAGAAAAGCACTCATGTGCTGTTCGGCTTCTTCTCTACGGTAGAGTCGGTCGAGTCCAGCGACACCTGCGTAATCAATGGGCAGGAGTACGGGATCAACTTCATTGGAGATCCAGAAGGGGTTAGGACCGAGATGCGTGTAGAGTTGAGGAAGATCCAGTGAACAGCGAATACATGCCACCAAGGACCCGCAAGTACGGGATCCTCAACGAGGCACAGGCTGCTGCACAGAGAGTCAAGAACAAGGCCGACTACAAGGCCAGAGGCAATCGTGCTGGCGTTCAGGTGTCTAACTCGAACAAGGCCACCGAGAAGGCTCTTAGGCTGCTCCCTATCGCCCTCAGAGAGAACGCTATCAAGCTGTCTACCTACGCTGCTGGCATGATCGTCAGGGACGAGGCAGAGATCATGCTACGGGCTTCTAGCTACAGGCGAGAAGCCGACCAGGGCATCTACCCTGGCGACTCAATGGAGACGGAGACGTTCTACAAGAAGACCAGCAAAGAGCAGGCCAAGCGGATGGCCAGGAAGTCGATGGTCAAGAAGATCGGCATTAAGCCAAAGCAATACGACAGCGGTGCTGTCTACCTTGCGATGGTAGGCCCTCGACGTCCTGAAGGCTCCGCCGCGTGGATCCTTGAGTGGGGAGGCGTCATTGAGCTTTGGGGTACTGGAAGGTACTACAGGCTCAAGCCAAGGCCATTCATGGAGCCAGCGGGCAACGGCACTGTCAGGCAGCAGCAAGCTGCGTACATCAACAGAACAAAGAGACTTTGGAGGGAAAGCTGATGCCAAACGTAATAGCAGCAGTGCGAACAATCCTCCTTGCCGACCCTAGCGTTTCAATTAGCGTCGGAACGAGAATCTATCCTGGGCAATTTCCAGAGGACACCGAGAAGCCTGCCGTCTGCCTATGGGCAGTAAGCTCAGAGGCTTTCGACTGCCTCGATGGCGGCATTGGAATGGAAACCCCACGAATACGAGTTGAGGTCGTATCTCCCAGCCGAGAGACCTCAGACAACATCTGGCTTGAGTGCAACATTGCGTTGAGCAAAAACTTTACGCCCGGGGTTTATGCTGGCACTTTTGTTAGATCAATCGGGCAGTCCGGTGGACATTTCCATATCGAGGACAGACCTTACGACGGTTCAGGACGGTGGTTGTACAGAACAATCCAATCCTACCAAGTTACTTACCACCTATACGAAAGGTAATCACCAATGGCATACGTTGGAATGACAGGTCAGGGAGCTACCGCAGTCCTGACAGACACAGGTGCAGTTGGATGCGTTCGCAGCATCAATCTGCCAGAATGGGTCCAAGAGAAGATTGACGCTTCATGCTTGGACACTACGGGATTCATGCGATACATCCCAGGCGACTTGACCGATCCCGGTGAGGTCCAGATGACGGTTGTATTCGATCCAACCATCGAGATCCCAACCCCAGGCGAAGTTGACACACTTACCGTCACCTTCCCAATCGGCACCGAGGGTAACACCACGGCGGCAGTTCTGACCGGAACCGGCTTCTTGTCGAACGTCAGCCAACCATCAATGGAGATCAACAACCTCCTTGAGCTGACCCTCACGTTCGCGTTTGACGGCGATACTGGTCCTACCTACACCGTTGAGGCCGCGTAATGTCCGACAGAGTTGAGCTACGCCAACTCGTCGGAAAGAATGTTGCGACTAGAGCCGTTGAGAGAACACGGCTCTATCGCATTTTTCTCGATGGACACCAGGTTGGCTACAAGCATATGGACAATGGGCCGGTTGCCTATATTGTCAGCAATTTGACCGACATTGATAAGTCAGTCGTAGAAGAGCATGTTTCTGCTATAATGGAATGCGAGGTAGAGTCGGTGGAATGCCCACCGATCCCACAGAGCGACATTGTAGAGGAGAGGCCCGAATATGACGACTTCATCGAGTAAAAGTCTTACACGCCAAGCACTGCTTGAGCGTATTGAAATTGAGCCAACCAGAGCCGACATTGAAGGCTTTGGTGTCGTGTATCTTCGCCCGCTTACGGAGCTGAAGCGTAGCCAGCGTGCGGCTGCGATGTTCGACGGTTCCGGCAAGATCAAGGAATCTGAGTGGGCGAAGCGTCGTGTGTACGCAATCGTTGACCAAGTATGCGACGAGAACGGAGAACCTCTGTTCTCGGAGAAGGACGTCAAGTTGCTGCTAGAGCAGGACAGCGTCAAGATCGACCCCCTGTACGCAGCGATTGAGCATGTGTTCGGGGACACAGAGGGAAACGAATAGGCCGAGTCGAGCGAATGAAAAAACATTTCTCAGTCAATCACAGGCTGAGATATGTTTTTCGTATTTGCAAAGAACTCGGCATCGACGACCCTATAGCCTGGATGAACATTGTACCCTCATCTCTTGTCGATCAGTGGATAGCATTCTTCTGTTGCAGCGACGATGGCGAAGTAGAGAGCGAGAAGTCTCCCGAAGAACAGCTAAAGAAACTTGAAGGGTTCATGAATGGCTAGTAATCAGGTTGTTATCGGAAAGCTCCGGTACGATATTGTCTCGGACTCAACGAAGTTCGAGAAGGGCCTGCGTGCATCACGCAAGGAGCTGAAGAGAGCTGAAAAGGCGATGAAGGATTCCTTCTCGCCTATCACCAAGCTGCGTCACGAACGCATCCGACTCAACAGCGACCTTCAAAAGGGTCTGATTACGCAGAAGGCGTACATCAGGCTGATGAGGCAAAATACAGCAGAGAGGCTGCGTCTTACCGCAGCGAGGCGTGCAGCTATGGCTGACGCGGCCAGGTTCAACGCTGTTATGGCTAAGACCCCAAGGATACTTCAGGGGACGGTCGGCTGGCTAGGTCGGACGGCTATGGCGTGGCGTAAAGCTAAGAGGGAGAAGGCCGCTTACGCCGCCACCCCTGTTGGTAGGGGTCCAGTTAGTGGCAGGGGTGGCTTGCACCCTAATTCTCTTGCGAACTTCGGTGGATCCCTTGGGTCTGGTCTCGGCCTTGGAGGCCCCGGTGCTGGCATCGGCAGGATGCTTGGTATGGCCGGAATGGGCACGGGTGGAGGCGTGCTGGCTGGAATTGGGTCAGCAGCCATCTATGTACAGGCAGCGGTCAAGGAGTTCGCTACTCTTGAGACTGCCGTGGTTGACCTTCAGGTATTGATGGGAGACGAGAGGGCTGGCGAGGCGTTTGTCAAGAACCTACGCAAGATCGCCCGCGAGACGCCCCTGACGACCTCTCAGCTCGTCAAGAACGCCCAGACCATGCTTGGGTACGGCATCTCCGCCGATGGCCTTGAGGACACTCTGAAGCGTCTTGGTGAGGTCGCTGGTGGCGACACCATGAAGTTCGACGGGTTGACCCGTGCGTTCTCTCAGATCACTACAGCCGGAAAGCTGATGGGCCAGGAGCTTTTGCAGCTCATCAACGCTGGATTCCCGATTGCCGAGATTGCAAAGCAAGCTGGCGTCGAGATGAAGGACTTTAGGAAGGAGATGGAGAACGGTGCCATCACAGCAGACCATGTGAACCAGGCACTCATTGCATTGACATCCGAGGGCGGCCTGATGTTCGGTCGTCTCGACAAGCAAGCTGACACTGTCTCTGGCCACTGGACGAGGATGAAGGGTGAGATCTCTGAGTCCATGTCTCAGATTGGCGAGAGGTTCGCTCCTTTTGCACACTCCGTCATAGAGGGAATCAAGGGGATTACATTAGAGTTCAATGGCCTTGTCAATACCTTCGCAGACTGGGGAGAAAAATGGTCCGGTTTGATTGAGGATATGGGCAGACTTGGTGGCGTAAATGTCATCAAGGAGACATGGAAAGCCACAAAGGACTTCATCTATTGGACGCAAGGAGTCAGCCGAGATGCCGTTGAACAAGCCGAGAGGGTGCAACAGCTTTACGAGGATCTTTACGACGCTAGGCGTAACAAGAGAAAGGCAGCACAGGCACAGATCAAGTCAGATGAAGAGAAGCGAGAGAAGGAGAGGCTGAAGCGTCAAGAAACCTTCGATGAGAGAAGGAAGGCGAACATCGAGGAGTACAACAGGTTCGTCGAAGAGGGAATGAGTGAGGAGGAGAAGCGTCAGAAAGAACTCTCCGACCTGAAGCAGTCGTACCTGAATGAAGAGATCGACGTATTCCAGTACCATCTCCTGAAGAGGCAGATGAAGTATCTGCACGAGCTTCAGAGGCAGAGGAAGAAGGAAGAGGAGCTTCTCGAAAAGCGGAAGAAGATGATTAACGATCTTCTTCAGAAGAGGAAGGAGCAGATCGACCAAGAAGCTGCGAAGCAGAAGAAGATGGTCGAGGACGTCCACAAGATGTTCAGGGACGCCGCCGTTGGAAACAACCCTTCAGTTGATTCTGCACAGGGCGGATCCGACTACAAGTTCCTCGCAGACCGACAGAAAGAGGTCCGAGACTTCAAGGCGGAACAGGTCTCGAACAAGAAACGTGAGCAACAGCTCAACGACATCAAGAGAAACCAGCGTATTGCACACCGCAAGGCAGAGAGAACTGCTACTGCGATGGAGACTTGGGCTGAAAACACAGGGAGCCACTAATGCCAGCGTCTTATAACGTATGCCAGTCAAGATCAGGGTCAGCATCCTTTAGCAAGGAAAGCAACGACGCCCTTGAGAAGATCAAGAAGACAATGTCGGTCGAGTACCTGGTCGAGGTGACCGGGATCAGCGACCCGTCAGAAGTTGACCCGATCATGGTCGGCAATGCACCTGGCATCCCGTCACTTGCCAACAGCATCTACGTTGACCCAGAGAACGGAAACATCTTCCCGTACTTCTCCGCAAAGAGCAAGACGGTGGAGAGGATGGACGAAAATGGCTTCTGGTTCACCGTGACTGTCGAGTACGATGACGAAACTGGCGAGGAGCAGAACCAGACTCCTCCAAACGACCCAGAGGACATTCCGGCAACTCTAACATGGACATCCTCAGAGAAGGTCCAAACCGCCTGGTCAACGACCGACGGGAACAAGTGCCTGCTGCCAACCAGGACGTACTACTCCGTTCCGACTACACGCAAGGTGCCGGTCCTTACTGCAACACTGACGCAGTTCGAGAACACCTTTAACGACTCCCTCATGTACGGAAGGCTGTACCACTGCAACAGTGACTCATGGACTCCTGGCACCAAGAACTGGGGTGCATACCAGGCGATGATTACTGACATCAAGTACGAGTCGGCAAGGGTGCCAGTTGTGGGCGGCATAACCATCCCGTCCAACAAGGTGACGTACACAATCGAGTGCGTCAAGTACACCGTAAAGAATCTAAAAGAAGACGGTAACCCCGAGGACAAAACCGTTGGGCACGAGCAAGTGAGGATCAGAGCAGACAGTAGGTTCCTTGACGGTGGCGGCAACGGCAACGTAAAGGTTGCACTCGCAGGAAAGCACATGGGCTTGTCGTCCATCTATCTGAAGGCTGACGGCACACCGTTCCCTCTCGATAAGCAGGGCGGAATACCTCCGCACGACTTCCTGAAGACTCAGCCGGTAACTGGGTTCAACGTATTCTTGAGGTAACAATGGGATTTCACGCATTTAAAGACGCGGACACTGCAAGGCTTCTAGCCCTCTTTGCACGCACGAGACTTGAGAACGGTGAAGCATTCCAAGACATGCAGTCGCCACCGCCAGAGGTCCGCGACAACGTCGGCGGGGTGTTCCTGGTCTATGTTTCTTCGGGCGGTATCCCGGCAGCTACACAGGACCCGTCCAACCAGAACGTAAGGACACTTGGAAAGGCAGAGCATCAACTGCTTACGACCTGGTCAGGATCCTTCAACGGGATAGACTGGGACGACACACAGGACGTCAAGGCCGTGCCTCAGTTGAGCATGAAGGCCGCCATGAACGGCTACGGCGGCAATGACCTCAACTCGTGGATCGCCAACGCAGACAGCTATTGCACGATCTACAACGTAGACACATCAGAGATCGAAGAAGACTCGTTCATCATTGCAGTGAACGTAGATGGATGTATGCTTGCCATTCCCCCGGGAGGTGAGTCAACCGAGGCTCCTCGCATCCAGTTCAAGGTAACTTCACGCATGACAGACCGACAGTGTGACGCAGTTGCACTGAGGGTTGTCGGCAAGCCGGTTCACGGGCCAAACGGCACTGGACTCGAAGGGTCCCCTATCATTCCAGGCGACACCTTCAAGCTCAATGACCCATTCAATGTGTGGAGCGACGTTGAGGTTGATGGAACCGGGTGGGCTGTATGGATCAAAAAGAAAGAGGTTGGGGACTCAGAGAACCCAACAGTTGTCTACCCAGATCGCTGGGAGATCGAGACATGCACCCAGCCAGTGAACGAGATGGAAGGCAGGCTTGCCGGATGCCTCTATCCTGACGGTACGCAGGCTACGGTGTTCTTTGCACTCAACAAGGACAACGTCGGTGACAACGTCGGAGAGATCCTCACAAACAACGGCAACACCGATATACCACCAGAACTGACAGAGACTACAACCCCATGCGACTACTGGTCTCTGACTGCAACCAACCCATACAACCTCGATGGAGTTCCAGACTCCAAGGTTACGGTACGAAGAGTCACCAACACCAGGCTATCGACTCCGCCTGATGAGAACGATCTTGAGAACCCTGACCAGTGGGAATCCCCCAAGGAGCGTTCGTCTACTTCAGTGGAGTGGCAGATCACCCATGTCGAGAAGAAGTTTGCCAGGCACATAGCAGTGACTTACAACGGCGAATGGCAGGCATCAGGTGAGGTCTACGACGGGTATGAGATACCTACATCACCTTCATGTCCACTTTCGCTATGCCAAGACCCTACAATCGAAGGACCCACGGAATGTGTCCCAGACGGCTCGAAAGGC